CCGCCACTTCGTATTGATGGGCGTTTTTTGCCATTTGCAGTTGGAAGGCGCGGTCCTTTGCCGCTTCCCGTTTGGCGGAGTTGTTGCGGAGCTTCCCTCCAAGAATGGAGAGACCCCCGCCAATGATTGCGCTGATGGGGTCCATGTTGATCCTTTAGAAATGGTCGATGAGGCCGGGCACGCCGTAGACAGGCATAGGCCGGGTGCATTGCATCTTGATGTAGCTGTCAAAGAGGAAATGAGGCTCCGACGGAACCGCGATAACGCGGTCGACGGGGGGGTTTTCCACGATGAAAGCGGCATCCAGTACCGGAGCCGTGGCGAAGTCTTGGCCGAGATGCCAAGCGTCGAGGCTTTGCGGATTCGATGAGCGGAATTCGCCGGTAATCATTGACGGTTTGTAGCGGTATTCCGCGTACCGCTCCTGATAGCCAAAGACCTTGTTGTCATTTGCCGGGACGCCGGTTGCGAAGATTTCCTTTTGCAGAATTGCTTGCTCGCCAATATGCGAGAGCGCCGGCCAGTAGAAGTCGAAGCGGGTTTTCCGGGAAAACATCCGGTTGACGCCTTGTTGATAGGTGAGGTCAGCGCGAACGCTGACGAGGCCAACAATTAGGCAATGCTCAGTGAATGAGCTGGTGAAGCCGTGACCGCTGATAGTGACGGAGCCGATCGCGGATAAGTTGCCCTGGGGGGTTGTCGCGTCGGAGGCCGAGGTCTGCGGGATCGGGTTGATTTCCACCGGAGTAGAGCCGCCGCCGAGATACTCGGGGCGTTGCAGGCGAGCATCGGGCGAAGTGACGCCGAAGTGTGAGCGAATCAACTCCGTGTAGCGAGTACCACCGCGGGCGTCTCGCTCGAACACTTTCTGAATCTGGAACGCCTCGCGGAGGCTGTTGATTGTTGCCGCCGTTGCTTGGGTTAAGTCGGCCTCGAGGCCGGAGGTTTTGAATTTTGCGGACGCGGTCGGGATAGTGCCGCCGCCGGACCAGATCGCCGTGGTATTGGAGCCGTTGCCGCCGATGGTGCGATTTAACGCTGTGCCGACGTCAAACGTCGGGTTTTGGCCGTTGGAGACAACGGGAGCAGTTCCGCCAAGCGGAATAGTGACGCCCGGGCCTTTCTGCGGCCACGGGAGCGCGGAAGTGAAATAGTCGTGACGCTTGCCGCGTCGTTGGAGCGTGTAGGTTGCGGGCGTGTCGGGTCCGTCGCCAGTAGGATTAGACAGCGAGTCTTGAAGGTTTTGGTCCCGATACCATTCGTTGTAGATGAGGTTGTAAGCGCGATGCCAGAGCGCCGAAACGGATAGACCCGCGATCCCGACGGGGAGGCCAAAATAGTCCTCAAGGCTATTTGCCTGAAAGCCGCCCGCAGGCGCCACGATTTGCGGAATGGTGAAATCGGTGGAGTCATCGGGGTTCCGTTGTTCGCCGTTGAATTTTTGCCAGTTGTCCCAGAGTAGACGGATCGGCACGCTGAAGAATTGCGTGTCCATGTACATGTTATCCATCAAGGGAAAGATGGGTGTTGCAAGACGGCTGAAGCCGTGCATTTTGACTTTGAACGTGTCGCCCGGGAGTGCTTCATCAATGAAGAACGGGACGAGGTAACCAGCGTCAAGCGTGGTTTTGTAGCCGTGGGAGCGGTCGAAGGTCGAGCGCGGAATTTCCGCGCGGGGCACCTGGCTGAACGTGTGCTTCATCACGGACGGGGTGCGGGAATTGGGGATATTCATCATTTCAGTTCCTTTCAGTATTGGTGGGGTCGTCAGCGCCTATCTGCTGGACGGGCACGCCCTCGCAGATGATGGCGGGTTCGCAGGGAGTGATTTTTCCATCTTCATCGTCATAAGAGCCGATGAGTCGGAGACTGTAATCAGTTGGGCACATCCCAACGTCAGTAGTGGGATCGTTGCAAGCGTGCAGGAACGCACGCGAGGCCATAGCCGAGTTATGCATGAGAAACGGTTTTCCATAGGCTTGAGCCTTTCTGTCATAGACGGCATAGATCATCGATTGCATTAGATATTCCTTTTCAGTTGAGAGAGTCGCGATTTTTGGACTTCTTCACGCACGGCGCGACGTTCAGGCGTGTTATCTGCACTTCGTTTTTTTGCTTGGGCTGATCGACTGGATTTAATGACCGCATGAAGGTCAGGATTTGATTTTTCCAGTTGCTTGTCGTAGTAAGCCGGGATTTTTTTTCTCTTGCCTTGAACGACTGTGAAATCTGACGGATAGAGATCGCTTGCGAAGTTTTGAGAGAATTCAGCGCCGATGCCAGGTCGGCGGGACATTCGGATGAATTCGTGTTCCCGGTCGAAGATTTCGCCGGTTTGCTGGTTGATGCTCTTGTAGTGTTCATTTGCCTTTTCTCCGTTGATTTTTTTGATCACATACCGCGCCACGTAGGCTGCGGATGACCAATTGACCGAACCAATGATGCATTGACCAAGCCCCCAGAGTTTGTCGAGTTCCTCGCTGGTGAATTGCTGGTGACCTTGGCCGGTTTTTGAGTGTTCCCGCTTGTCGGGGAAGTCGTAGCCGAACAGGATCACGTGGTAATGAGGCCGGGCGGTAGTGTCCCCATACTCGCCACAGGCGAAGTACCTCATGCGTGTTGCAGAGTGCGCTTTCCGGAGCCGTTTCAGGAACAGGGTTAGGTCCCGGGGGACGAGGCTGGCCCCTGCGGGGAGGTTTTGGGGGGAATAGGTCAGGGTCAGGAAGCATTTGTGTGCGTGGAATTGGGCTTCATGGTTGATACGAGTCGCCCACTGTTGGGACTTGTCGATCCGACAGCCGATGCACTGGCCGCAGGCGAGTTCCACAGGGAGCGCGAAGCCATTCGGCTGGTTGAAAACGATTTCCGCTTTCCCCCGCGCCGTTTTCCCGGTTGTTTTCCACGCCTTGAGAGGGTGGTAACAGGCCACGATTCACAGACGGATGCCGCCGCGCATGGGAGAGGCGCGGAGGTTTTTGACGTGGGTTTTTGCCGCCGTGGTCGAGAACTGGCGGCGGGATTTGTCGCGGGACATTTTCTTGCGTTTCATGATTTTTCCTTTCGGGAGGTTTTGGGGTTAAGACACCCCCGATTTTCTCGGGTGGTGTCAGTGGGACAATAGACATCAAGGAAGCTATTGTCCAGCCCCCAGATCGGGGGAGTTTTCGCCCGAGCCGATTTCCGGCGTTTTGAGCGTTTCTTTTTGGGCGGTTGACCCTGCCATATAGGCATAGGTCGCCGCGTCGCTCAGGAGGCCCATTTCGGCCATTTCCGGGCGGTTTTTTTCGTTTCCGCAGAAGTCGAGAAACGCGGCGGGATCGTTTTGGAAGCGATTCCGCACTTGGGAGGGGAGTTCGTTGAAGAGCGATTGAGCGCCCGCGACGAATTCCATCGCCTCCTGGTAGTCGATGGCGGTGACGTCGAGGTATTGGGGCGCTTGTTGGTTGATCACGGGCATTTCGCCCGTTGCCAAGTAGCGGTTCATGATGGTGTTGACGTCGCACTCATCCTTGAAGGATTGCTTCGTCCACCTTGAATTTTCGGGGAACGTGAGAGCCACCCGAGATTTTTCACCATATGCGGTTTTGAAGTTTATTGCGCTTGGGTGAGGTTTTTTGATTTGGGGTTGTTTTGTCAGAGACATGGAAGTTTTCCTTTAAGTTGAAGTTGCGGGTGTGCTCAAGTTTTAAGACGTTTTGCAGGGAGAAGGTGACGGAAGTGCCTTGCGGCCTTGAGTGCTTTCCTGTGAGTTTGTGCGCGTGCCAGCACGCTGTTTGTTGTGGCTTGGGAGGAGATCGGCCGGGACGACCGGCCGATTATCTAGCGCCGGATTAACATCATGATGGCGCGTAGGAGGCCTATGGCGTCGCCGCCGAGGCCGATGGATTTCGCAATGTCTTGCATGCCGTTTTTCTGCATCCATTCCTCGATATCGGCTTGAACTTTCCGAAGCCGGGAGTCGTTGCCTGCTAGTTTTGCCTGTTCGGCTTGCAGGAGGATGCGGGAGCCGAGTTCCCGGGCGGATTCGTTGATCTGTTTCGTCTCCGCCTGGACTCTTTTGATCTGCTCATCCGTTAGATTCGCTTGGCCCTTGATTTGTTGGACGACGGCGTCTTGCGTGTTGACCTTGTTGTTGTAGTCAACGGAATTAAGCATCCGTTGAGAGTTGGCCAGATCGCCCTGCTGTTCCTGCGCATAGGCCTGTTGCTCCAGCAGCTTGAGTTCGGCCTTGTTGCGCGAGAGCGCGAGCGCAGAATTTACCGCGCCGCTGGTGACGTTTTCCACGTCGGCGCGAGATCCTCCGGAGGCTTTCGCCCCCGGTCCCCCAGTGCCGGACAGAATCGGGTTAAGGCCCGCTTCTTTGAGGTCCGCCACTTCGTATTG